CACAAAGCCTTAACTAGACCTAAAAAACAAAAGAGAACCAATGGCCAAGGGAACTGACCTGCTTCTGCGTCAACTTGCGGCAGCAGCAGAACAACTCAAGACCAGAGAAATGCTGGAAGCCTTTGACTCGACCAGACCTGGGTCAAAGCCGACCCCGGCCCAGCAGCAAATCATTGACGCCGTCCTCCAGCGCAAAGCCCGCTACATCGTCGTAAGGGCAGGAAATCAATCAGGAAAAAGCTCTACCGGAGCCAAAGCCTTCGCTACAATGTTCCGCGAAGACGGTGTAACCTGGCAACGCCCTCCCGAGTGGACCGAATCCCTTCAGCTCTACGTTCTTGGTCGAACCTCGAAGCAAGTCGAAGAGTCGCTACATCGCCGTATCGTCGGTCATGTCTTCGAGCCCGACGCTATCCGGGAGGTCAGGCAGGGCGGAGCATTGCAGAAAATCATTCACAAGCACAACGGCAATACAATCCTCTACTTCTCTCACCACAACACTAACCAGGCTCAACAGGCCGTGCAGTCTTTCACAGGGCACGCGGCTTGGTGCGACGAGCTCCCCCACAGCGAGCGAATCATCGAAGAGCTCTCCAAGCGCGTTATGATTAACGGCGGACCTACGCTACTTACTTTCACCCCAAAGGTACCCAATCCCGGAGTCAAACACTTCCTTGACTCCCTGCCCGAACGCTTGGCGCTGACCGTTCGCCTAAATATGCTTGAGAACCCGGCTATCGACGACGAAGAAAAACAAATCCAACTCGCTACCGCTCGTGTTATGGGCGAGGCCATGATGAATACCATTCTGCACGGCGACTGGCTCGTCGGCGAGCGTGGCGTCTACAACTACACCCCAATGGCCATTTCCGACGTGCCTTCCCACTACAACGCATCCTGGCGGCACGTAGAGTCTTCCGACCCTGCAGCAGCCTCGGAACACGGTCTTATCGTAGCAGCCGAGGACCCCATCACCGGCCACTGGTATATTATCCGAGCAGACTACATCAAGACTAAAAACCCGATGGAAACCCTACAGGAAGTCTTGCGTAGAACCTCTGGGCTCAACATCGTCCGCCGTATTTACGACAGTGCTTCCACCTGGTACCAACAAATCGCTGCAGCGCAGGGTGTCAGCTACATGGCCGTCTATAAGAAAGCCGACCGCAAGCTGGACATGATTGCCGCGACCAACCAATCCCTTGGTACAACTCTATTCGTAGCGCCTTGGTGTACCGACCTCATCGACGAACTCCAATCCGCCCAGTGGTCCGAGGTCAATCCAACTAAAATCTCCCATGCCCACGAGTACCATTTGACTGACGCCCTCAACTACTTCGTTGACAGCAAACCAAAATACGAAGGCAATACAACAGACTACGCTAAAACCTGGGACCAGCAAATCCGAGAATACAATCAGCAGAAACACAAGAAGCAAGAAACCGATACCCGTATCCGTCGAACAGCCTGGGGGAGACCATGGACTCGCTGGTGATATTCGTGCTAATGCTTTTGGGATTGCTCGTATTTTCCGCTATCATGGGTGTCTCACTACACAGACAAGCCCGGGCTTTGCGGAAGGAACGAGAAGCTATTGCGCAATTAAAGCAAAACCTTATCTGGGCACGAGGAGTCCATTTATATGCAAGACAAGGGTTCATGCGGATGCCCCAAGTGCAAAGGCCAACGGCGAAAGGGAAAGTCACAAATGCTAATGATGATTGGGTCGGCCTCAGCCGAGAAAGGGTCCAACGACTCCAGCAAGACTACTTCCAAAGGCGAAAAAAAACAAAGCCTGATTAGATTGCTTCAGATTCGTTTTCCCGGTAAAGTACGGAAGCAAAAGAAGAAGGGGTAACCGCCATGCCTACCTACATGCTTGACCTGTGGGATAACGACGATAAAATCAAGCTCGAGCTCGAAAAACGTCTGCAATTTGCTAAACAAGCCCGCAAGGTACAGGAACGTCAGTGGGAAGAAAACGAACGTGCGGCCTTTGCTACTCGCTTTGAGGAGTTCTTCTCAGGCGGTGACGTTAACATGTCTTACGAGTCGGTCTCCGAGCTGGGCCTTGCTCCCGTCGACGGTTCAGCCAACAATATTGCGACCAACTATATCATGAAGAACATCCGGTTCTTCCACTCCCAGATGTCTTCCAATCCTCCGACAGTTTCGCCTAAGCCCTTGACATCTGACAGAGAAGACCGTAGACGCGCCGATGCTGCAGACCGCTGTGTCCGCTACGGTCTGCGTCAATACAAGATGCAAGAGCGTCAAGACCAAGTAAATCTCAATACCCTCATTTACGGCAACGGTTTTGCTAAAACCTTGTTCGACCCAGACCTTGGTGAAATTACAGTCTACAACGAAGAAACTAATGAAGTACAGACCGAAGGCGACTTTTCCTACACAGTCCCGCCGGTCTGGTTTGTCTATCCAGACCCAGACGCAACAATCTGGGACGATGTACGGTTTGTCTTTGAGGAAATCCCGCTGCGCTACGAAGTGGCTTGTCGTCTCTTTCCTGAAAAGAAAGACGTCCTACAGAAATACCGTCTCCGCAACCAGGACGAATCAGCTAACACGGCGTACTCTAAATCGGTTATCTCACAGCGGTCCTACTACGACGTCGTTCGCGTTTACCAATACTGGGAAACCGGCACGCCAGAAAACGGCATGCAAGGCCGCTACTGCTGGTGCCTTGAGGACGGAACACAGTTGACCAAACTATCGGTCAACCCAAATCGTTTTCATGCCGTAAACAAAGACGGCACAAAGGGAGCGCCCTACGCCAAGCTGCCTTACCATCTTCTGACAGATATTGACGTGCCGGGCACCTACTGGGGCCGCTCCGTCGTCGCCTACGCCTCGGCGCTGCAGGACATTATCAACCGACTCGACAACGTCATGCTCGACATCCTGGCAGCTCACGGCGTAGCTAGACTGGTCATGCCTGAATCGGCAGAGGTGGCTAAAGGTTCTATCACAAACTCTCCCTGGGACATTATCAAGTACACCGGTGCTATCCCGCCAAACTACATGGAACCCATGCCGATGCCGGCAGCCCTTCCTAATATCCGCGACCGCATGAAGCAAAACCTCGATGACATCATGGGAATCACTGAATCACTCATGGGCCAGCAGTCCCGTGAGACGTCCGGCTTTTCGATGCAGTACGCGGTCGAGCAGTCCAACATGGTTCGCCGTCGTTTGTTCAACAAATACGTTGCGTTTGTCGAAGGTATCTATAAATCCTATCTCGGAATCATTAAAGAGTACTGGGACACACCTCGCACTATCAAAGTGCTGGGCAAAGAAAGAGCCTTTGAAACCGTCGACCTACAAGGAGCCGACATTCAAGGTGGCTTTGACCTCGTCGTGGAATACGGCACAAGCTTTTCTCTCGACCCCATGGCCCGTCGCCAGGAAATCCTTCAGCTGTCGCCGCTCCTTAAAGAAGCCGGCATGACTTCAAGAGCCATCCTCGGTATGCTCCGCCTCAACGAGCTCGATTCTCTTATTGACAGGACGCAATTGGCAGCAACCCGTCAGCGTGAAATCTTCGAGCGCATGATTGCAAACAAGGTGTACATCCCTCCACGCGAACTACAAGAACACCGTGCAATGCTTGAAGAAGCTTACACTTATGTGATGTCTGCAGAGTTCGACGCACTACCTGAAGAAGACAAAGCCCTCGTCGAGCGCCACATTAAAGAGCGTGAGCAAGCTGCGGCCCAAGGCACAGCCGAAGCCGGTGGCGCAGCCGGCGGAGAAGCTGCAGCCAATCCACTCGCGGCACTCATGGGCGGCGGAGCCGCGCCCGGCGGAGCCCCTCCGGCTTGACTTAGTCCATAAAACCGGTAGGGTGCCTCTTAGGAGGTCCCTACAATGTCCACTACGCCAGCCCAATCCGCAAACATGTCCGACATCGTCTTAGAAGCCATGAACGAAATCGAGAACGACTCCTCGAACTCTATCCCTATGGAGTCCGACTACCTCGACTCACCGATGTCTGAAGAAGACATCCAAAAAGAACTCGGTGGTTCCGAGTCCGGCGACAGTACCGAAACCAGCACTGCCGCAGCCAAACCTACATCGGACTCACCGGTCGACGTCCTGCAAGTCCAGCTCGACGACGGTAAAACAGCTAAAATCAAAATCGACTGGTCCGACAAAGAGGCCGTCAAGAACTTCATCGCCGAGCAATACTCCTCGTCCAGAAAAGCCGCAAGTTTGGAAAAACAACTACAAGAAATTACACCAGACTACACAGACATGAAGTCCGCCTTCGAGCAAATCGAAACTGCCGCAGAAGACGGCGTCGAGGCGCTAGTGGACCTTTTGTATGGTAAACCCGGGCAATTCCAAGCTTTAGTAGAGGCCGAAATCGAGCGCCGCGAATCTCGGAAATACGCAACCGAAGCCGAGCTGGCTGCGATGGACCGCGAAGAGCAAACCAAAAAGACAGCTAGACTAACTGCTGCAGAGCGTAAGAGGCTGGACGCCGAGAAGCAAAGCATCGAATCCCAGAAAGCCAAGGCTCAGGAAGACGCCCTCTACTCGCGTCTCGAGCGGCAGTTCAACTCCATCCGCGTAGACGGCCTGTTCGGCGACTCCGAGCTCGAGGACTTCGTTAATCGCGCAATCTGGCGGGAGTCTATCGACCAATTGGCCGAGCTCGAGGCTAAGAATCCAAACATTCCGGATGTCGCAATCAAACAAATTATGAATGATGTCTCAAACAAAGTGCGAACAAAGTTCCAGTCCACCCAGCAGGCCGCTACTAAAAAGGCTGTCGCTAATCAGAAGACCGAAGCTCAACAAAAGGTAGCAGCTAAGGCCACTTCTGTCGCGACACCCAGTAGACAGCAGATGCAGGATAGTGTTAATGCAAAGGTTGACGCCGGAGATATAAGAGGTTTAACCCGGCTCTTACTAAGGGGCCAGTAATTTTCGGCTCTAATTTTGGAGGTTCTGTTCCATGGCAATTAACAATGTTGACCAACTAGTACTTGGTAAACTGCTTCAGATTACTTTCTCAAAAGGCTTCCGCCGTCAGTTGGTCCGTGACCATCGCGACTGGGAATCCGTAAAGCAGATGACAGTCGGTATGCCCGGCGGACGTGAGCATCGCTTCATGTTCCAGGTCGGCGGCGGACCAGCTGCTATTCAGTACGCTGCAATTGGCGCATCGGGTGCATTCCCTGCAGCTCAGCGTTCTGCAGTAGAAGAGAAAGTGGCTATCTTCAAAGAGCTCAACGCTACAATCGAAATCGACTACATGTTGTTCGAGCGCCTCAAGATGGCTCCTGCTAAGTACGCAGACAACCTGGCTATGGAACTCGAAGACAAACTCGTGTATCTGAAGCGCCGTGTTGCCGCTGACTTTTATAACGACGGTCTCGGTGTTCTCGGTACTGTCAGCGCAGACGCTCTGACCGACGAAGGTGTTGCTCAAGGTAAAGTTGGCGTAACAATCAACGCTGCTGCTGCTCGCGGCCACATCGGCTGGTTCGAGTACGACGACCTCCTCGTTAAGGCTTCACCCGCAGGCTCAATCGCTGCCGGCACAGAAATGCCAAACGGTGTTCACGCATGGAAAGTGGTTTCTATCGACCGCGAAAACAACAAGTTGGTTCTTCAGGCACTCAGCTCGGTTGGCGCTCCTGTCGCTCTTGCAAACACAGCTGCTTCGCTTATCGACTCAGCTGACCTCCTTTATCGCGGAACCACTGCTGCTAACGCTTCGCACACCCGCGTTGACCTCAGCGGCGCTTTCGCTGGTGACTACGGTACAGCTACCGAAATCATCGCAGGACTCGGCGCTCTCGTTGCAAACGACGGTCGCCTCATCCACGGAATCCAAATGAGCGGCGTGACCGGCTCGACAGTCAAAGACTGCGGCGGCGCTCCAATCGACGTAACCTTCATCCAGCAGGCTCTCTCGCAAGTCAAGACTGCAGTCGGACAAGGTCGTTACAAGTACAGCCAATTGCTTTGCGCTCCGGAAATGCTCGACAGCCTTATCGAAGGCCGCGAGACCGACCGTCGCTTCAACTCTGTCGAAGACGCTACTCGCGGTCTTCGCAAGTTCACCTACCAACACGGTGAAGACGCAGTTGAGTTCGTCACTTCCGAGTTCGCTCGTAAGAACGAAGCAATCGCTCTCCCAAGCGGAAAAGGCGAAGAAAGCAAGTGCGTCGAGTTCATCGGTACAGACTTCAAGGCAGTCGAAGTTCCTGGCTCGTCCAGCAAGTTCCACTTGCGTCCTACCTCTGGCGGCGGACACGAGAAGAAACTCGTCAGCTACATGTTCGGTCTGGGCGTGATGGTTAACCAACATCCCAAGGCTTGCTTGAAAATCAAGAACTTTGTGAACAGCGAGCCAGCATAAGCCGGCTTGACTGAATAAAGTACACCACGCGGGGGCTCTTTCGGGCCCCCTTTGCTTAGGAGACGCATACGATGGTCTGGAAGAAACCTAAGTGGGTTCAAAAAGCACAAAAAGCTATTACTCCACCTCCCGCCCCAAGAGTTATACAAAACATACAAAAAGCAACACAAAAAGCGGTAAACAAAGTCGGTGACGGACTCCAAGAAATTAACAAGAAGGTAATACAGCCCGTAACTACGTCTGCCCCAATAAAAGCAATTCAAGCCGCAGCACAAAAAGCAGTCGATACTACCGGCGATGTACTTCGAGGCGATAAAAGCGTATTCGGAACGGACATGAATCAAAAAGCAAAACCAAAGGGCGAAAGCATGACATCCTCCCTTGTGGACGACGGTAGTGGTCAGCAAAGAGCTGCACGTCAACTAGAAGTGGATATGAAGATGCAAAAAGCGCTCAGCGGAGGACTAGCCAGACAAGGAGCTATGGTCGACAGACGTATAGACGCTGCAGCCGAGAGAGACTTCCAAAGCGGTAAGCTTATGCCAATTTTTCAAAAAAGCAGCGGGTCTGATGCTCCGGCACTACCAAATGTTCCAAAAGAAGAAACCCTCTCTGAATTAGCAAAAAGACAAAAAACAGATAAGGTTGCAGGATGGGATGATATCGTAGACCCAGCAACTTTAGCTGGTATTAAGAAAAACTTTGAATATGTAAAAAATACTGCTAAAGATATTTTATCAGAAGGTGATGACCGAACAGGAATAAACTCAAGAACTTTCTTTTTTAGATTTGGCAATGTATCTTCAAAAGCAGAACAAGAGGCTTTTACAAAAGCATATCGTGAAGGCAATAAAAAAGAGATGGAAAGAATGATAAAAATAATGGAAGAAAGGAAAAGCAGACAGTAAGATGCCACTAAAAAAAGGTAAATCAGACAAAATCGTGAGCTTGAATATCAAAGAACTTATGGAACGCAAAGGAATGCCGCAAAAACAAGCAGTTGCTGTGGCTTTAAAGTCGAAGTACGGCAAGGGTAGCGAAAAGAAAAAAGACTAAGTACAGTACAACCGGGTGGCGATTGCCCTAGTTCCAATCGCGTAACAACCCTCTAAG